TCATAACATTTTTTGTAATCTACAAAATCAGGACCAAACTCATCAAGAAAGTGAAAAGAATAGTTGATGCGATTCTCGGGGATTGACAGATGCTGGGCGACCTTGCTGTTCATGTCCTTTGCTTTGTTGCACTAATCATAACAGGGTTATCCCCCTGCTGTGCTGCTAAGGGGACACCTTGCAGACTGTCCATCAATGGATTATTTCTCTTTACTTTATAGAGTAAAATCTCTCGTGCTTTCTTTGCAGCATGACCCTGATCAGTTCTTTTACGTCTTCCCGCAGTGTATGTGATGTCAAAGTAATGCACATTTAACGAGTTGTTGATATTATCGAAATAATCGTCATCGGCACGGTTGCAGACGAAGACTTGCTCCTGCCGGTCAGCAAAATCGATTAAATCAGTTAATGCATCATTATCGAACGCATTTCCGTAGTCTGCGAAACTATCACGGTACGGAGGATCGAAGAAGAAAAATCCAGTAGGATCATCACCACAAACATCACGCCAATCACCCTTGGCGATGATAACGTTCTGCAATGCATGATGCCACCATCTCACAACTTCTATGTCATAGATTACATCTTTCTGATTTAATAGTCCTGATGGTGTACCAAACCTGTTGTTTGTGTTCTTATTGATCTGCCAGATTCCATTGAATCCAGTTCTCATCAGAAAGTATAATGTCGCCGCTTCTTGTATTGGTGACCATGACAGATAGTTGTATGCATGTTCATGTCTTATGTCATAGTATAACTTCTTGCGATCCTCTTTATTCAATGGGATATACTTTGCACTCAGTGATTCCAGATGATTGATGAACTCACCAACATCAGATCTAATAGCACGATAGATGTTGATGATGCCCTCGTTAGCATCATTCAAGACCACATGATCTGGTTTATAGTTATTCATCACATGAACAAACATAGCACCACCACCGAAGAATGGTTCATAGTATGTTCTGAAGTCTTGTGGCATAAACTGAGAGTAATGTTTAATGACTCTAGTCTTCCCACCTGCCCACATAAAGAGTGGTTTCATTCGCCCACCTCCGGAAAGAGTGCGTTGATACGTTCACCAACTACTTCAATCATTGTAGCATTGATGAACTCACGAGTAAAGGGGTCTATTGACAAAAATGCACTATTCTCACCAGGAAAGTATTCATTGAATCCATTCAGGTGAGCGATATTCAATCCCTTGCCAATCGCACCAGTGCTGTATGCACCTTCACCAGTGCAGAAAGTGACATAAGAACAGGAAGGATTGATCATCTTGCTGATATAGTTGTTCTTGAACCATCGCTCGATTGCATTACCTGCATCCTGTTGTTTCTTACCTTCAAATACTGCAATCAGCACACCTTTGTAGAACCATGCACCGCCATCGGGTTCACATGCACCAATGCCGCCAGGGATCTGATCCTTTGTGAGTTTACGCTGAATAGTAAGATCAGGATAGATCTCACTCAACACAGCAAAAACCTCATCCTTAAGGTGCTTGCATTGCTCATCAAGTCTGCGAGCGTTTGCATCGGTGGCAACGGTGCCGGGTTGGATTCCTCCTGCCATGGTCCTCTGTGCTGTTGAACATAGTATAACCCCACCAGCAGCACTGATGGGGTCATGAGTGGTCAGTCTTCAGACTGTCCTATGAGGTCTGGATAGTATTCCTCTGCTTCTGCAATAATCTCATCGACACTATATTTGTCGTAAGAATCGTCTAGCATGTCATACAACAATGCTGCCATGGTTTTGAGATCCATATCATCAATGATTCTCTCAATCAGGTCGTTTTGCAGTTGGTCGCGATCAACGATAGTGTCAGTCATTTGTAGAGATAAGAACCGAATGGGTCAACAGAGTTGAAGCAATGCTCCCGATCTTCATCGATCAGAATGTTGTAACGTGCATCTTTTGCGGGACGATTCCATGTAGCGGACTTAAACACATCTCCTGTCTCTTTGTGTACGAAAGCATGTACTGAGCGTGACGATCCATCATTAAGGATGATTTTGAAATACTTCTTACCGACTGTGATCTCATACTTAGGCACGTTTTCTGCTTCACCTGAAGTAAGTTCATCAATCTTGTCAGCATGATAGTCAGGGCAGTCATCATTTTGAATAGCGTGAATGTGGTGAGAAATACGCCACTTGATGAAACTAGAGCGAAGAATAGCAGTGTATTCTTCACAATAGTCGTGGATCTTTTCAGCAATGAGTGTGGTCATGAATCAGCAAGCGCAGGCGAAACGATTAACAAGTTGAGGATAGTTTCTCAGAGATTCTACATGCTCTGCTCCAGAACGATAGCGAGCACAAATATCATAATGTGCATCTTTTGTGCTAATAACCTGTTGAGATTTGAGACCATTGGAGAACTCGACAATGCGAAGTACGCGATCTTCATCAACACCACCAGTGTAACGCTTGACGGGATAGTAGTAGTAAGTTTGTTCGATTGTCTTGTTGATGAGTTTGGGATAGTTGATCGCGACTTTCATGGTGTCCTTTGCTGATGAACATATTATAGGGCACCGATCCGGTTCATCACCCACCTGTAGACCAGTTCCTGAAGTGTCACACGATCAGTTGAGAACATAGACGTTTCTGGCATCATGGTGCATTGATTCGAAAACACGGATCGCATGGTGAAGACTAGTGGCACTCACCTTAGTCTCAATACGAAACCCGCCGACGATTCCTGATACAGTAAACTCCTTCATTCTGCCTCCACGTTGATGTCAAACTCATGGATGAAATAGTTTAAACTGATGTTCAGTTTCTTGCAAATCTTCTTCATTTTCTTGTACTCAGACTTGCTAAGTTCTAGAATGAAGTCATCAGTGTCCACTGTGATGGTGTCTTCGGGCATGTTCCTCCCTTTGTGTATGCACATATTATAGTGCAATAACCCTGACTGTATGTAATCAATGTGACAGTTCATGCACTGTCATGTGTACCCTCTACAACCTCACGTTTTGTTACAGTACAATCCATAGGATTTTCTACTTCAGAGTGACACATATCCCAACAGATTTTAGGTGCTCTCTCAGGTTCATTCATCAGCATATAGAAGAACTCTACCCACTCATCTGATCCTACAATGTTCTCAACGTTCCATGCGTTAATGACCTTCAAATGCTCACTAAACAATGGATCTAGAACATCACATCTATGCTCTAATCCATCAACGTAGCAGCATGGTAGGATATGTCCTGATGATACAAATGACTGAAATGTGTCCTCGTAGACACACGACGGTCTCAAATATCTTGCCATGTTTTACCTCTATACTCTGGTAATGTGGGTCTCAATGGATCATTCTCGTCTGACCATCTTGACGAGATAGTCAACTCTAAACTCAGTCCATGTTTGTGTGCTAGTTCTCTTGCTTCCTCAACGTCATTCTCATTATATTTAAAGACAATATACTGCCAACATGTATCTAATCCCATCTCTTTTGCGATCAGCATCATATTAAAGAGTTTTTCCCCATCCTGACCGACGCGATACTGATGACTGTCCTTGGGCAGTCCGTCGATGCCGAAAATCCATTTTATGTTAGTATTGGCAGCAAATAGTTTCCTATAGTGATCCTCACCCAACCATTTTGGCGTTGCTGCTGTATGGATATTGCAAGAAGTGCGGTTTCGTATGCATCTAAGGATCACATCTAGGTCAGGATTCATCACAGGGTCACTGATTTGCCCGTTGATTTGAAAACAGGTGTAAAAGTTGTTCAGTGCTTGTATCTCAAAGAGACACATATTCTTGCCATTCTCATTGGGTGGCAGTCCACGAGTTTTGTGCCATTGACGACGGCAGGCAGGACATGCGAGAGTGCATCCCACCGCTGCATCGATGCTGCAACCACGATGGGGATATGCTCCTGCCATCTTATAGCGTCCATTTATCAACCAATCGCGAATCTGTTCCTTATCTGCGAAGTTCATAATATACAACAAAACCCCCTACGATATGTAGGAGGTTTGTTTGCGAAGACGTGCAAAGTGCAAAGATATTCAGTTGTCAACCGTTAGAATCAGACGGCAGTCAGGTCACCGCTGCGACGTGCAGTAGCGATCATTTTGCCCACAGATTGCTTGCCAGCAATGGTGCTCTCAAGGGAAGCACGGAAAGCGTTCTGATCCTTAGCAACAAAACCGTACTCAGTGTCGCTAGAAGTGAACTGAACGCCAACAGCGTTGTTCTCACCGAAGGTGACAGCAGCGATAGAAGAAGAACCGGTGATTTGCATGATAAGAAATGAAGTAGGGTTGTCAACTGAGTGTCTTTGGTTGCGGCGCATCTCATTCCGCTTGTTGTGTGTATTGTAGCAGATTGACGGTCAGGTGTCAAGTGGTCTGCTACTTGTGGTTGTGTGGGTTGCGTCTCCGCTTCCCTTGCCTGACCCTTGTATTATAGCAGATTGGGGTGGGGTGTCAACGCCTTGACTGATTAGCGTTGCTTATGCCGACCATTAGATCCTCTGATGAGTCGTCAGCACCAATCATCATCTCATAGTAAGTATCATAGTCAATGCCAAGATACTTAGCGAACATCTCATGATCATCATGTGATTTAAGATCTCTTTCGGTCAGCATGGCAGAAAACTTAAGCGACTTAGATTCTACTAGATGGGTGAACATTTGTCAAGCATGATGACGTTGTGCCATTTGCTCATAACGATCAGATGATCTCTCTTCATCATCGTACTCCTCAACTTCAAAGAGTTCCTCTATTTTGTCATCAATAAAGTCATCAATCTCGTAGAGTTGATAGAGTCTTTTCATCTGTTGGTGAATGGTGCTTATGTAGATATGTAGGAGGGATTCTATCCTCGCTCGTAATCAAATGTCATGCAATGAAGACCACCATCCCACAAATATCTGTGCCGGAAGGGAACTACAATGGGTTCAACGTTGTGTTTCTTCAAGAAATCAAAGACTTGCTTATTGTAGCGAGTGACCATAAGTTTGGTGGAGTCCAGTTGAAGACAGTTTACGTCAAAGAATGTCTCAGGTGAGTATCCTACCCACTGACGATATGTGTCAGGGATGTGTGATGGTGACCAGACAATCTCCTTAGAATAGTTCATGTCTTTGAGATCACTGGAGTTAATATCAACGTAGAGAATGTCCCAACCAGGGAAACAATACTCTAGGTTTCTTGCGGATGGTGTTGCAATAATAACACCTTCCTTAACTACACTGAACACACCATCAGTGTGACGCTCAATGTCCTCAGCACGATTAGAAAAGCGTTCATAAACAAACTCAATGTCTTTGTGTGCTTTACTCAACCAATCGAAACGCTTCTTAGTCCATCCGATAGCATCAACATAGACACGATCAGCACGGACAACACTGGGAGCACACATATTATCCAGTGTGATATACTCCATGCGTCCATCAAGAAGACTTAACCAATCATTGATGTTCTTCTGATAACGTGGACCAACATAGAATGTGTTACCAATGCGTTGAAGATGGTCTCGTGCATGTAACAACTGAGGTTTGATTGTTACGTCAGGTTCTGTATACTCAGGACGACGTACAACAACACCGGCACCAGTAAGAACATCACTAAAGAACTCCAGATCCTCCTCAGTTTCCCTGAGAATGTCTTTAACGAAAGGGTCATCAACTAGGTCAGGCGAATAGCATCGCCCAACCCAACATTCTTTAAGAGGAAGATATTCACTCTGCATCAGTTTCTCCGTCAAGTTTGGTGTAAAGTTGGATAAAGGAAGATTTAGTCTCCTCGTCAAAACGATTTAGGCACATCTCAACTGCCATCATTTTCTTGCCGAAGATAGCATAGGCACGGATAATGTGCACAAGACGACGTGTAGAAATGATCTCATCAATGCCACCATCTTTGAATGTCTTGCGGACAATATCTGCCCAGTCACACAGATAGGCAATGAACTGCTCAACATCACCAGTGAGAGGAACATTCAGTGCTTCACATGTAGCACGAAGCATCTTATTCTCAACAGCAGGTGTAGGATACTCCTGCTCAAATGTCACTGGGAAACGCTCAAGAAATGCCTCGTTAAGTACATTCGTGCCGATGAATCGTCCATCATCAGAACCCTTGCCCTTAGTATTTGCAGTGGCAATGATAGTGAAACCAGCAGCGGGTTTGATATACTCACCGATTTTCTT